GCAGAGCCGATGGAGCCAGTGGCAGACACGCCAGTGGGTGTGGCCGTGACGGAAGCAGTGCCTGTGGCCGTCGCAGAGCCGATGGAGCCAGTGGCAGACACGCCAGTGGGTGTGGCCGTGACGGAAGCAGTGCCTGTGGCCGTCGCAGAACCGATGGAGCCAGTGGCAGATACGCCAGTGGGTGTGGCAATAGAGATCGCCAAAGCCGTCGCAGAACCGACGGCGGCAGTGGCAGATACGCCGGTGGGTGTGGCCGTGACGGAAGCAGTGCCTGTGGCCGTCGCAGAACCGACGGTGCCTGTCGCAGATACGCCAGTGGGTGTGGCCAACGCTGAACCCGAGGCCGTCGCAGAACCGACGGTGCCTGTCGCAGATACGCCAGTGACGGAAGCAATAGAAATCGCCCCCGCCGTCGCAGAGCCGACGGTGCCAGTGGCAGACACGCCAGTAACAACAGCTGTGACGGAAGCAGTGCCTGTGGCCGTCGCAGAACCGATGGAGCCAGTGGCAGATACGCCAGTGGGTGTGGCCAACGCCGAACCCGAGGCCGTCGCAGAACCGACGGCGCCAGTGGCAGATACGCCAGTGGGTGTGGCCAACGCCGAACCCGAGGCCGTCGCAGAACCGATGGAGCCAGTGGCAGATACGCCAGTGACATCAGCCGTGACATCCCCGCCGCTCCCAGCCGCTGCCGCGAAGGCGACCGAGGACATGGCGAAACAGAAGTTGGTGTCTTGCGAAGTGTTGAACGTGCCGGCGGTCAGCCCGTTTAGGTCTAGCGCGTACTGACCGCGAGACGCCGTCTCGATAGACGTGCTGACGTTCGGGGTTGCAGTGGACGAGGCAAAGCTCGGCGACTGACCGGTGAACAACGATGCGGCCGTGAAAATCGCCCCGTTGTCCGTGACAGAGATTGCAGTACTGGCCTGAAAAGCAAAACTGTCATCGAACGCAAACTGGCTGGTAATGCCGGCCGTGTCGGCCCCGGTCAGGACATAGACCGTTGCCACGCCCTCAAACAGGGTTTGCGCTAGGGTGAAGCTGATGGTTTGCGAGCCGGTGCCGGAAGGCACTTCGGCGTAGAACCAGCAGTGGGAGTCGGCCGAGCTCCCCTCAACGATCAGCGTCGCCGAAACACCGGCAATCGTGGCAGATGTAAACGTCGGAGCACCGCCGCCGCCGGGGACGCCGACCAGAGACACCACAACGATTCGGTCGGAAGAGGCCGTGCCAATATCTTCTGTGAAACTCGTGCTGGAAAGCGTCTGGCGGAGCGGGCCGGTGATGGTGATCGAACCTCCGCCGCCACCATCGCCACTTGCCGTGGCAGAACCAACGGAGCCCGTTGCCGCCACCCCAGTGGGGGTGGCTGTGATGTTTTCTGTGCCACTTGCCGTGGCAGAACCAACGGAGCCCGTTGCCGCCACCCCAGTGGGGGTGGCTGTAACATCGGCTCCGCTTGCCGGCTGCATGGTGTCGAGGTTGATGCCCCAGAAGCCTGCCCAGCCAACCTGTGTGCGGACATCCCCACCACCGCCTTCCGAACCCGGAAGTTCAGTGACAGACACACCGACGACATCGTTCTGCGCCAGTGAGGCAAAGCTGATGCTGTTGGCCGACCAGCCGAAAGTGTCCGCAGAACCTTGGTTGTTACGCAGATAGTTGCCGTGGACGGTATTCGTCTGCTCAACGCTGTTGATTGTCAGTTCTGAAAAAGCTGTGAAACGAGCGCCGCTTCCAATGCTTTCAGAGGCCGCGGACATGTTGAAGCCAAACAGCATATCCATCGCCGCAGCGGCAGACATGCCCAGATCACTGCTGCGCGTAAACGAGGCGCTGTCTGCTGCCACGACGCCAGCCGTAGGAGAGACAGCAATGTCAGTGACGCCAGTCGTGGCAATGTTCTGTTCAGCGGTGTTCTTGCTGACAAAGACCTCTGCCGTGTCGTGCAGCTCCAGCACCACGAAACCGTAGTCACCAAAGGCAGGGGTGCCCCCGCCATCGTCTGCACCGCCTTCTCCTGCTGCGACGCCATCACCAAGATAGGTGTATTGATCGACGGTGACAGAGGTGACAGCGGTCTCGACGATCCACGAAGAAAGGTTGCCTGTTTCGTCGTTGTTGCCATCACGATAATAGGCGTATGCGCGAGATGCGTTTTCTTGCGCCCCATCCACGCGCAACCCGTGCCAACGCTGCGTCCGACCGCCACGCCCTTCGGTGAAAAAGCCGTTGAGGACTAAATAGCGTTTGTTGGCTCCAGACAGCGTGACGACATCGCCGCTCAGGGTGATGTTCGTGCCATCAGTGCCGGAAAAGCCTGTGACCCGCTCTGGTGTCGTTGTGTTGGCAAGCTGCGTTGATGCGCTCTCATAGGCACCAAAGTCGGCGTAGTAGAGCGGGATAACAACAAATTCAGAACGGACAGTGCCACCGGTGGCCGTGTCATTGTCTCTCTTCCACTGAAACTGGAACTCAGCAGAAGCAGACGGGCTGTCAACAAATGCCCAGCACCGCACATAAGCACGATCTTCACTGGTGTCTCTGGCGAAACCACCGCCCGGAGTGCTGACGACTGTGCCCGTACCGCTGGACTGAACGACCTGACCTTGTGGTGTAAAACGACCGTTTGATGTGTCTTCAAACTCAAAAGCCGCGACGATCAGGTAACCATCTGCAAGCCCTGTCGCCGGAAGCGTCAGAGTCGAGGTGCTGGAAGTGAACGTGTAGGCGCTGCTGTCGTTGCGTTCCTGTGTGGGAAACAAGCCACTTGGTGCTGCCCAGTTCAGATCGCTCGGCACCAGAGAGGTTGTCGCGCCAGTCCAGCGCCCCAGTTGCGTTGTCCCGGTAGGACCAGACGGAGGTGGCGGTGTTCCGCCAGCAGGGCGAATTGCAACCGAAAGACCGACGTGCTCTTCAGAAACGCCCCAGTTGACCGAAGGAGACGTGCCTGCTGTTGCGACTTCGACGTAAGACGCCCCAAGCGACCAGCCGTTGGAGGGTGTTCCGCTGGACTGCACACTCAGCAGCGTATCTCCAGCAGGGATGTCTGCGTTGGTTGCTTGCTGTGCGTCGTTGGTCATCGCGTGGATGACAATGGCGCCGTCTGTGACAGTCGTGATCGCAGGCGAGCTTACTGTCTGCGAGGCCCCGGGAATGAAGATCGTTGGCGCAGTATCAAGAAACGTGGTCTGATCTGCACCGGAAACCGTGACGGTGATGCTGACGCAGCAAAGGTTGCCGCCGTTGAATGTCAGATCGAGCGTGTCAGCGTCACCGGACTGCCACTTGCGATAGATCGCCAAGAAATACTGGTCGGAGACTGCCCCGGAGTTGCCTTGACCCAGAACTTCCCAACCTGCCGGGACGTTGACCGAAAAAGAACCAGCGCTGGGGTTGGTTCCGTTCGGCAGTGCTGCAATAAAAGCAACGCGGTAATCGTCTGTCGTCGCAGACGACAGGTTGATCGTGTCACCTGAAGCAAAGCTTGAGGTGTTCGAGTAGATAACCGGTGTGCCGAGGGTAAGGGGCATGGTTTAGGGCTTTCCCGGTTATCTTGCGATGCGCCAAAGACCGTTCCCTGCGGACGTCACATCTCCCCTGTGCGGTCCTTCAAGCACCCCCATCCTTGTGGCCACGCCGAAACGTCAGGCGATTCGTATGATGGCGTTGCTGGCGTCCGCAGTAGGGAACTGGATGGTGAACGTGCCCGTGGTTGCTGTGCGGTCCGTCCCAAAGTCCAGAACAGCCACCACCGGATTGGTGTAGGTGTGCGTCGGAGTGGTGTTGTAGATCAGAGCACCGCGCGCCGTAATGGTGGCAGAGGTAAAGGACAGATCCGCAAAGTCCGTGAACGCCGTGGTGCCGGATGTGGTCGGGTTGATTCGGGTCAGCGCACCACCACCTGCAGTGTAAGAGCCGCTGTCACCAACCTCGTTGGTCGCTGTGTACGCCGTGGTCGCCGCCGTGAACGTGGCAGTGTTGGTGTACAGGGCGAGGTTGAATGTGTCGCCGCCGGTCAGGCGGAAATCGTGGACGCCCTCAAGCAGCTGCTGCTTGAACGAGGTCGCCATATAGTTGCCGGTGAATGCCATCTCAAAGTCTCCTGATCTGCTGCGCTATGTCCGGCATCCCGGCGCGCTCTAGGTGCGCGACAACTGTCGCCCTGTCTTCTCTGGCTGCCACTCTAACATATTGCAGGACGACCTCCAATATCTGCTGGCGGAAGGCCTTAGCCTGAAGGGCGATCTCCGGAGGGGCGCTGTCCGAAACCTGTATCAGCTTGTCTACGCACAACTCCGCAATCGTCTCCGGAGAGTGGCCACCGTGGTTCGATGTCAGGACACTGACCTTCGGAGGATCCATCGTTGCGTTTGGGTATGTCATACCCCTCTCCTTATCTGACCATCTTTATAGTCATCCCGGTTTGACCGTATATCAATTCCGCTCAGAAGCGACAAAGCCTCCTGATAGCGCGCCTGATACTGCTGCATGAGGTCAGCTTCGCCCTTGAGGTACGTGTAAGCCTCGACAAGTGTTCCGTACAGGAGGACTGTTTCAGCGTTGTCCCCAAGCCACGATGTTTCCGTGTCAACGATGGAGGGCGGGTCGTAGTAGTAGTGGAGCTCCACTGTGTAGGCCTGATCCGGCGTGGGCCCCAGCAGAAACGCTCCGCTTCCGGCCGGTGTCTTTCCCTCGAACTGGGCATAGAACTTTGGCAATCCCGTGGAAGCAGGGGAGGGGTAGGCCTCCCGAATAAAGTTCACGTCCTTGTCGTACAAGAAACTGTACTCGCCGGATGGGGACACGACCGAGATGGAGAACACGGAGATGAAGTCCGTCGGACGTGCAAGGTACTGCGATCCCGGTGTGACGGCAGAAGTTGCATTCTTTCGAAGCTCAGGAAGCATGACCGTGCGATACACCCGCTGCTCCGTCTGGCGAACAAAGCGCGGAATGTTGTCCACGAACGTCGTTTCGCGGCTCTCGGTGTAGTCCTGAATAAGCTGCACTAGCTCTGTGTAGTTCATGAGATCAGTACCTCGACGGTTCCAACCTTTCCTATCATGCGGGGGCGGTCAAGGCGAGGAGCTTCTATGGTCGGTCCGCCAACGTACACAGTCAGCGTCTCGCGAGTGTCGGGCCTTGGATCTCGGAGCGCCTGCGGATCAGACACCTTCCTAGAAGGGTAGAGCTGAGGGTGCTTTTCCTCGTACTCATCAGGTCCAACAAGGGACCCTGTCCACTCACGGCGCATATCCTTGAGAGGATACCGGAACCCGGACCTGTCAGAAATTCCCCACGCCTTTTTCCCGGACGCAAACGCCATCAGACCCTCGTGTATCTCGAGCTGGGTCGAAGCACCAACGGAACCTTGTCCACGTCTTCCATGGCTGCCCGCTGGAACTCCTCCTCGTAAATAGCCTTCATCATCTGAACACGCTCCGGAGCCCGTTTGATGGCAAGGTAGTACGCAAGTCCGGCCACCATGCAGGGGTAGAACCGGAACGGGATACCAGTCGTCTCAGACAGGTTGTTTATGTCCTCAAGACGCCGCACGTAGTAGTAGACAAGCTGGTCTGTCGAGTTGTCCGGAGTTTGCCAGAGTGTAATAACAGGAGCGATCTGGCGGTCGAAGAAGAACTGCGACGGACGACCCTGAGACGTCTTGTTGGGGAAGTCCAGATAGTCAGAGCGGCTGATGCGATCCAGTTCGAAGTCCGTTCCATTGCGCCGCACGGACATGTCGAGGATGTCGATGACGTCCTCGGCCAAAGGGTACTGAGAAGTCCCTTGTGTCAGCGTCAGGGTGTCCTGCGTAACGGTCCAGAGGTTCAGGCCCCGGTTGGCCCACTCCGCAAACATAAGGTTCAGGGAGCGCCGAGCCGTGCGGGCATCGTAGCCGGAGCGCAGCTCTAGGCCGATGCGCTCGTAGGCTTCTTCGATCGCCTCCGCGACGTCGATGTTGAAGACTCTGGTTCCAGATGTGGTCATTTCTTCTTCGCCGTCTGGGAAGACTTACGGAACGACTTGGCTGTCGGCGCCCCTTTTGTCCCCGGTTTCCTCATCTTCTCGCCGGACCCGGCAGCGATGCGTTTACGTTTTGCGTGGATGTTGGCGTACAGCCCCGGCTTTTTCATGGGGACCTCCGTCACCTGTTTTGGCATACTAGCACGGTTCATGGGCGCTTTTCCACATCAACAATTCCACTTCTTCAAGGACAGAGCCTTTCGGGTTGGCCGACCCTTCTCGTCCTTCATTGGACCGGGCATGCCGCCCATCCTTGCGCAAAAGCTCTTGCGGCGGGAGGCGTCCTTCTTGGTCTTCGGGTTGGGTGCAGGGGGCTTCAGGTTCATGCCCTGCTTCTTCGCCGAAGCGCGCCCCTTGGCGTTGAGGCCACCAGACGGATCCTTTCCCTCTTTCCTCTGCCACGCCGGTGACTTAGCCATCACAGAAATCCTTGTAGATTTCGTTGTCGGCGACGATCTGAACCAGCAGCCTGCGGTCGTTGTCCGCCAACCAGTTGATGGTCTCAGCAGAGGTGAAGTACGTGGGGCGAGCGATGTCGCAGTAGTCCCCCTGCGGGACGTGCATACAGCCCGCCAGCAGCATGAATGCCAAGTATCTCATAAGCCTTGCCCTCTGTTCATCATGCGGTCCTCCGGGACTTCGTAGTTCTGGCTGGGAGGCACCCATAGTCGCCCCCTCAAATCGTGCGGTAGTTCCACAGTGCTGCACCGCCAAGGCGTGGTCGTGACAACAGCCCAATGACCAGAAGGCCCAAGCCACAGTTCCAACATGTTACCAGCATCAGACAGCCCCCAAGAGTGAAGCCGCAACCCGTGTTCGTGCCTCAGAAACGCCTCCAGCATCTCTTTATCAAGGCACTGTTCAGACTTGGCGGGAACGGCCAGCAGGGCCAGTGTCGCTGCCAAGCGGAGCATCAGTCTTTCTTCCTCAGCCACTCGTGAGCGCGATCGACAAGATAAGGGTCGCTTTCCACATCGTCTCTAATCCTTCCCGCCTGTTTCATTGCGTCCACACGGGCGTTGGC